AAAACGGGGGCTTGACCAATCTGGAGAGGGCGTTTTTTAATGGGAGCTTCGGCTCCCTATTTTATTTACCCCTAGGGGGTGATAAGGAGAGGGAAAGCATGGAAGAGAGTGTAATGAACGCATTACTACAACAAGGGCCGTTTGCTGCTTTGTTTGTGTGGTTGTTATTTTCTACAAAAAAAGAGGGAAGAGAGCGTGAGACTCAACTAGTGAAACAGGCTCAGACACGTGAAGCCAAGCTCATGGAGCATAACGAGCGAATGGTAATTCAATTAGAACGTAATACCACTACATTGCAACAAATTGAACGCAGTCTAAACGGCTTAGAAAATGAATTACAAGAACTAAAAGAAAAGGTGGGCTAATGATGATAGAAATTGGTTTAGTAATTGCAGTCGTAATGGCGTCAGGAGCTTGGTTAAAAACACGGAGCTGGTTTCCGAATGATTACATTCCTCTGGCTATTGTTGTAATGGCAGTAACTTATAATGCAATCAACGCTTTATTGTTCGGGAGAGATTTATTGGAAGCTGGCAAGCTGGCTTTTATTGAGGCAACGGCTGCTATCGGAATTCATTCAGGTGTGAAAAATTCGTTTCAGAAGGGAGATGTGGAACAATGAAATCACAAGACTTTATAGATAAGATTTCACCTAGTGCAGTAGCTGACATGAAGAAAACAAAGATACCTGCGTCTCTTACGATCGCTCAGGCTATCCTTGAATCAGCTTGGGGAGAAAGTGGACTAACTAAACGAGGGAATAACTTGTTCGGTATCAAAGGTACAGGGCCAGCAGGTGTCTGCGCTATGCCGACCAAGGAGAATTACAACGGTCAATGGACTACTATCACAGCTAATTTCAGGGCTTACAACAATTGGGGAGAGTCTATTGCAGACCATTCCAAACTAATCCTAAACGGTAAAAAAGACAATCCTACACGCTATCATGGCGTGCTAGGTGCTGAATATAAAACTGCTTGCCATGCTATCCACAAAGGCGGATATGCTACTGATCCGGGTTATCCAGGTAAGCTAATTGGATTAATTGAAAAGTACGGTCTAGCTAAATATGACAAGGAGGAACCAACAGTGAAACCAGAAGTAGCGAACGAAATTATCAGCCATTTACAGGGACAATGGGCTTTTTACAATCAGATGGGGATGAAGGACGAGGCTGTGAGGATTGGGCAATTGGCGGATGAGTTGAGGGTTGCAAGTGGACAAGAGAAAGTGAATAGTTAAATATATATCCCTCCTTCGCTCATCCGTTGGAGGGGGTTTTTCCAAACTTTTTCAATTTATGTTATTACTAATTAATAAGAAATAAGGTATATTAGTAAAAGGAAGGATTTAGAAATAAGGAGGGGGCTCAAGTGAAAAAATGGTATTACAATAGAAAATTTGTTTTTCTTGTTATGGCTCTCTCGATCTCATTTTTATCAATCGTTATTTACGCAAATTTCAACTATATTATGTCTAATATCTTAGATATTTTAAAGTATCTTTTTGGTGTGCTTGGAATTTTAACTACATTGTACAATTATTATCATAAGTTTCATTTGTTTATTGTAAGAATAAAGATAATTTTGTTTAATGATGATTCGAAATGGAATGTAGCTGGAATTTTTGATGGAGAATTTGATGAGGAAATTCAAAAAAAGATCATATCAAAAATTGAAGAGTTTGATAAAAATGCTGGCATTCAAGTAATTAATAATTGTAATTTTCAAATGTATACAAATGGGTTAACATTGTACTTTGATTATAATGATTATTATGATTCCGAAGATGATGAAACAAAAGGACATCTTGTATTAAGGGTTAGAGATTATGAAACTTCATACAACAATGCGATAAATGCATTTGATAAAAAGATAATTCCTATTTTATCCTTAATTGATAAGGAATTAAGACCAACTGAATCTAAATTTAGCTTTAATATTGAATTCGGTAAAAATAATCCTTTTATGAGTGTTGCTGTTAAGAATATTGATAAGGCTGATTTAAATGATTTTTCCTTTAGTTATAAAAAGAATAACGGATTTTCAAATAGAATTGTTAGAGTGTATAAAAAAGGAATTGAATGTACTACAAATTCTTTAACTGATTTTCAATCGGCCGCCAGTAATTTTTTGTTGCTAGTAGGGGAGTGAATAAATGCGTGCTTATCATTTATTTGATGTAGAAACGTTCGAAATAATAAATGAAGGAAATACAAATGTCGTTACACCACAGCAAACAAGTATTGAGCAAGGTGATGCTGAACCTTTGTCTGAACTATCGCTAACTACGGTTAACTACTATAAAGGGTTCCAAAAAATGGTGGTAAAACATGAACAAACCAGGAGAAAATCTGGTAGAGCTTATGGTGAGGATATTTTATTTAATAAATTTATAGAAAATAAAAGTATGAATGCCTATTACTCTCCAAAACATAATTTATTTATTATTGAAGGTTCAAAGGGTTCAGTTAACGGAGCTGTGAAACGGTTTTCAAGATATTTTGGTGATAAGTTTAAAGTAAGTCGTTCTAAAGTATATTTCCCTTACATAATTAAACACTCTAATAATGTATGGGGAGGCTGGTTTGGGAAAATTGGACATGGTTCTCTTAAAAGTGCGGCTCTTTTTGGAGATCACGTTAATTTAAGTGAAGATTTTTCTAGACTAGATGCTGCTGGTACTTTAACTTCATTAAATTGTGCATTAACCTTTGAAAAGAAAAGTTTTGATTTCACAATTACATTAAATAAAACTGTTGTAATTATGCAGCATGGAACCCCAGAGGAAGATCTTGATTTACTTCTTGCACTAAAGCCTATTTTGTATAAAGAAATATCGGAAGCAGTAGTCCAATAAATAGTCTTTTTTCTTTGTGTTTCTATCTGGACCATTGATAATCATTTTGTTATTTTTATCAAAATTTCGCAACCAAACATTAGTTACTTAAACAACTTACATAACCTTCAAAAACATAAGATACCCCTTCCTACATACGGAAGGGGCATCTTATTATCTACTGTATTCTTGAACTTCAAAGCTTTCAATATGACTGTAGCTAATGAAGTCTTTTCTAGAATTGAAAGGTCCGATGTTGTATTTCTTATTAACGATGTATGCTTCTTTACCGTTTCCTTTTGCTCTACCTTCATACCATTCGGTAAAGTTTCTTATTTCCTCATTTGTCATTTGATATTCTTTGATTAAACCACTATCCATGTAAATAACCAAGAGTGCGTTTCCGGTTGGATTCGGATTAGGGTTCGGGTCTGGATTCGGGTTTGGATCTGGATTCGGGTCTGGATCTGGCTTAGGCTCTGGATCTGGCTTAGGCTCTGGATTAATTAGATCAGAAAGATTTAACTCTACTACATCTGATATAGGACCAGACGTGTACCCATCAACGACGTATGTACCTCCAATTAAATATAGTTTCCCATTCACAATACTATAAGCACTGCCACCTATAGTTGAAGTAGTTAGGGAATATGTTTCTAATTTTTTTGTTTTCACATCATAGCTAAATAATGTAGAAGAAGAATGGAAGATAATTTTGTCATTATAGATTATGAAGTTAGAATCTACATGTTTATCCAAGAGTTCATCTACTAGAGTCCATGAATCTTGTAAATGATCATAAAGATAAATAGAGCTTTTTTCTTCATTGAAATCATAGTGAATTACATATATGGAATTATTAATAATAAGTGGTGTCGCATATGCATTAAAAGGCATCGGTTTTTTAGAAACCCAAGAGTTTGTATTAGGATTAAATGAATATACTAAATTAGTGGATTGATTACCTTTTACAGTTCCACCAAAAGTATAGATAGTATTATCTAAAGAAACAGCATTAATAGAACGAAGGGATGTTGGCATTGACTGCGCTGATGTCCATTTGTTTGAAACAGGATCGAACACTTCAACTGTATTAGTAGTATCAAAGTTGCTCTCCCCTCCAATGGCATAAAATTTTCCTTGGTTTTCTACAAATGCCATACCGTATCTACCCTGAGAAGAACTAGGTAACGTTTCCCACTCATCTTTTGCTGGATCATATACTTCAAGGCTATCAAAAGAATCAATTCCAGGAGTTCCCCCATATACATAAATCTTATCATCATATACTATGCCACCAATGTTGTATCTAGCTGTTGGCATTGGTGCTTTTTTAACCCATTCCATTTCTTCTGCTGCAAACGAAAGTGGCTGAAAACTAAACAAAGTCATAATCATCGCAATAGCGAATAATCCTATTTTCTTTAGGTTCATTTGTTTAACACT